ATCCATCTATCAAAGAAATTACATTTTTAAAATCTCCATTACCCCTTTTATTGTTTAAGAACTCAATAATTGGGACTTGCTTAAATCCGTGTGATTTAGTTTCTCCTGTTGCAGTTGGAACTTCTTTTTTATCTGTGTCAGATATAAATTCATAAGTTGTAACATTTGTACTATCATAAACTTCTAATGTATAAACCCATTTATCCTCTTTATTTTTAGTTTTATCCCATCTAACAGCTGCAATTATTTCTTTTTTTACTGTATTATCTCTTAATATAAAACAATCCCTAGGATCCACAACTACATTTCCAATAGTATTATCTACATTTTTATACCAGAGTTCATAAGATTTACCAAAAATACTACAATTTTGAGAATGTTCAAAATTTTCTTGCTGCTCTTCTTCTGTTGCTAAATATTCAGATAACTTTTCAAAATCTTTTTTTACCTCATCGTCTTGTAAAGCATAAGTAATGGGTTTTCCTAAGAAATAAGCTGTTGCAATAGTTGCAATATACTCAGGATAATTATTAATTAACTTAGTATCTTTTTTCTTATCACTTCTATCTTTCTTATTTAAAATATTATGTTTTCCACTATAATAATCTTCCATTTTTTGTAATTCTGGTAATTCATTTTTTATAAATGCCTCCAGTGCTTCTTTTAAATCTTCTACAGTCATTAATCCTCCTCTCTTATCTTATTCCTAAAACATTTCTATCTATTGTTCTTACAGAATTATTTCTCATATAATCCTCAAGTGCATATCTCATAGCGTCCATCAAATGGTTAAAATCATCGATAGGTTTGTTTACTGCTTTTCCAAACTTATCTTTATCCCAGGCATAGTTAGAAATCTCTGTTAAGAAATTTACACACCTTGGATGGATAAAAATTTTAAAATCTTGAATAAACTGTATTCCAGCATTAATGCTATCTTTTCCTTTTTTAGATGCTTTTATTCTATAAAGTCCTAAACCTTTCAAATGGTCTATACTTTTTGGCTCAGCACTATCAGCAACTATGCTTTCTTTTTTAAAACCTAATTTTTCTATATTGTTGTAAATAGCTGTATTCTGCATTCCCTTTTGATATATTTCATCAAAAACATAAATTTCTTTTTGCTCCTGATCTAATATTCCACAAAAAAAAGCAGCAGGGTCATTAGTATATCCAAAATCTAACCCAAATACTGCTTTTGCTTTTTGTCTTTTATTTAATATTTCTCTCCAATCAAACTCTAACTCTTGCCAATTTTCATAGACAAGCCCATCTACTATACCCCAGTTTCCAAGTCCTGCAACTTGATATCTGCGAGGGTCACGTATTTTCATGTCTTCAAATAATTCTTTATCTGTTTCATCTAACCATTCATTACAAAAATAATTAGTAGTTAAAGCTAGTATATTTTTTGCTTTTCTGTCAAAAAATCTAGCCTTAATCCAATGCCCTTCATTCCAAGGATTTAAAGTAATGATTATCTGTTTAAATAGAGGTTCTTCCACTACTCCTCTAATACTTTCATCAAGCATATTAAAATATTTTTCATTTGTTAATTCATAAGCTTCTTCGCATTTTGTTACAAGTACATCGTTTCCATGTACTTTCTATATATTTCTATATAGAGCAGACTATATCTTCACTTTTTAAGTGCCTCCCGTTTCGAGCTCACTTGAGCCCTACTCTACTTACTAAAAAAAAAGACCTACGATTAGTAAGTCTTTTCTCGCTTTCGATAGTCGTTGAACGTTCTATTTGACATTTTTATAACTTTTGTTTCTAACTATTAATCCTATAACTCTGTTAGTGACATTAAATTGCTTAGCAAGTGATACAGTGTTAAAATCTTTACTGTATTTTTTATACACTTTTCTAATATATTTAATATCATCATCTGTTAACTTAGAATTGCTGTTATCAGAACCTTTTTGAGATGTTTTTAATCTCATTTTATAAGCATGTTCCATTTGATAATCTCTATCACACCATTCCAAATTTTCTACTTTGTTATTTTCTTTATTCCCATCTTTATGATTAACTGTTTCAAAATTATTAGGATTCGGTATAAAAGCTTTAGCAACTAATCTGTGTACTCTGCAAGTAATATCTTTACCTTGATACATCAATCTCACTTTTAAATAGCCGTCTTTTGTATGATTTAATGTTCTTATTTTTTCTTTTCTTTTTGAACTGCCACACCATCCACCAAGACTTTTAATTCTTCCTAAGTTGCTAACTTGATAAAAACCTTCAAATCCTTCTATATCTTTCCATATTTCTTTGTCCATTATAGTATCACTTCCTTTTTATTTCATAAGTATATGATACTATAACCATTTAATTTTGTCAAATAGCTTCGCTGCTGATTGCCCTCGACTTTACGTTAGGGTGTTCCAGCAATTAAAGAGGTTTTGATTAACGTGCTGAACCGATATGTTAATCCAGCACCAACACAAACTACCTACTGAAACTGAAATTGATGTAATCTTCAATGGATCATCAAAACCTCTAAATAGAATCTTTTGTCCAGTTGGCTTATAAGTCATTTCAAGTGGGCTTTCTTTTAATTCCCAATAGTCTTGAACTTGAAATCTGTTTATAGCCCATCTTAAATCAGAATAACAGCTATCTTTTAAAGTTCTAAATACTTTTCTTACAACAAGAGTATTAGCATTCTTGTATTTCATCATATTATAAATTATCCATAGAGCTGTTGTCTTACTCTTTTTTGAGGCTCTAGAACCTTTAACAACCTTATACCTACCCTTGAAGTTCCAAAACGATTTATAACCCTTTCCAATGATTTGAGGTAGATTTATTTTTATATATTTACTCATCTAAATCATCTTCTCCAACAATCATAACAGGTAAAGTTCCTTCAATTTTAGTTTTATCTGTAAATAAAGCATGTCTTTTTCCTAAGAGTTCTGCTGCTTTTATTCTTTCTTTAGCCGATACTTGTTTTTTTATTATTCTTGCAGAAGAAACTCCATCTCCTTCTCCTTCAACTACTACAACCTCTTCTTGTATTTCGCCTCTCATCATAGCAGTCAAATTCTGTAAAACTTCTTCTGCTGTTGCTATTCTTTCAGATTCAGCTTTATCCATTAATTCTTTAACATAGGCTTTTATGTCCGTTTTTGTCAAGTTTTCACTACCAACTTTTCTAGCATTCTTTTCTTTATATCCAGCTTTTATTGCAGCATCAGTAGCATTTCCAGATGCCACATAAAACTCACAAAAAGCCTTTTGCCTTGCATTTAATTTCAACGCTACTTCACCTCCAATTTATCCTCTTTTTTGTTTGTAACTCAAAATTCTGTGTCTATACTTAGATTCTAATTTTTCAATTTTATTTAATAATTTTTTGTCATTGAAATGTTCCCAGTATATAGTTCCTTGTGCCAAATTACCAAATAAAATTTCTCCCTCAATATCCTCAAATCTTGTTATGTTTTTTGAATTTCTGTTTATATCTAAACTTTCTTCAACTGTTTCAAATTCTAAATTTAATCCTAGTACTTTATTTAATAAAGTTGTGTGTGTATCTATATAACTTCCTATGTGTAATTTTCCTAATGCAAATAATACTGGTGCGTCTCTAAAACCTATATCAAAAAATTTTTTATATGTTTTCATAAAAATCTCCTGAAATAAAAAACTCCCACATAGGAACATATCCTGTACATTTAAGTACTGTGAGAGTGTTGACATCTAAATGGCGTGCATATTGGATTTTCACCAATGAAAGACTATCGAGTCTAACCAACGTATTAGGTCGATGCACCATAATTGGCAGAGGCTTTTTTAGAATAGAGCCTCAATAACTACTAACGATACACTAAAAATTAAGGAAGATTCTATGAATCCGTTAATCTCAATTTCTTCATGTTATCATACTAACACATTTTTTTTTACCTGACAATAACCTTATTTTTACCCTGTTTTTACCCTGTTTTTACCTTTGTCTAAAATTCGATCAATCTTTGAGTTTTAAAATGTATCTCCAAAGCCCCTAGAATTCTATTTCTCATGCTATAGGTACTTTTTAGTGAAATATTAAGTGCATCAGCTATTTCTTCGTAAGTCTTTTTATCAAAATATTTCATTTGAATGAATGCATAATCTTTGTTATCTTTAACCATATTCAAGCACTCATCTATTCTGAATATCATTTCTGAATATCGACTTATATTGTTGTATATTCTTTGCTTCAACTCTTCTAATTGCTCGTACTCGCTTTTTATCTCATACCCATTTCCACCTTGCCCTCCAACCCCACAGCATTTTTTAAGTTGTGGATTGGCTAGACGTTCACCCTCATCCTTTATTCTTTTCTTGTACTTCGTGTAGTTGATTAAGATATCTTCAATTTTTCTAAAGATAATCTTTTGCTCTTGTGTTGCCATTATCTCACCTCTGTTATTATATTTCCTAAGATTTCTAGCTTCATACCTTCTGAAGAATATATCTCTTGTATATGCTTAGAAAATTCAATTTTCTTTGCTTCTAATTCTTCATCAGTCATACATTTTTCTTTAAATATGTGACTATTTATTATCCTTACTTAATCCCCATCTTTTACTCTTAACTCTTGTAAATATTTAATCATCAGTTCCACTCCTTCCCTATTCTCTCCATATTTTTTTGCCATTTTTCCCAGTAGCAGTTTAAGATATCATCTTTTGTATAGCCTAGTTTTACAGAAAGAGTTATCAAGCTGCAGAAAAACCATCTAAATTTGTTATCTAGTAGATCGTACATTAATCCAGTAAAATATGCTCCAGCATAATAACATGGAAAAATTTCAAATTCTTTATGATAATACTCTATTTGAAACCTGCCATCTCTGCTTTTATAATTTATTAGTTGTGCGAAAAAGAAATAAACATCAGTCAGTTCTTCTAGTTCTTTATCTCTATCATATTCCTTAGTTTTCCAAGTTTTGTGACTATATTTTGTTTCTTCATTAAGTTCAATTAATTCGGCTATTAAAGATAATTTAATATCTTCAAGTGTTCTTTCTCTAGAATTATGTATACTTTCATCTAAATGCTTTTGAAGATTTAATATATCCTCAAAAGTTTCAGGTCTTTTAAATTCCATTATCTCTCTTCCTCCCAATCTGCTATATCTTGTATATAATTTCCATCATTTTCACATTCACAACATTCGACATTCTCTTCTGCTATAATCTCGAATGAAGTTTCATCTATTTTTTTCATTCCAATAATATTAAAATTGGCATTTACATAAGCACTAACACCTACTTTAAATTTAGTGGATCCACATTCTTTACACTTCCACATTTTCATCACTCTAAATTATTCTTAATCCTGGTTGACTTGTGGATAATTCCAGTATTATTCCGTTTTTTTCCATTTTTATATAAATGACATCTCTTTCTTGAATTGAATCATCATCCTCTACCAATCTTATCTCTTTAACAATACCAGCATTTTTTACTATCATAGATACATGCCCTTCAGGTTTCTCACCAACTGTATATACTTCATTATGATATGGCATTTGCACTTCTATCCCTACTATTTTGATTATTTCTTGTGCCATTATTCATCTCCTCCAAGTTTCTCTATTTGTTCTTTTAATTCAATTAGACACTTATCGCATATATCAATTATTGTACCTCCACTAGAGTTTTCTGCTCTAATTTCTAGTACATTTACATTATTAGTACTATTACAACAATTGCATCTAATCCCATAAAATCTATATCTTGTTGTTTTGTTTATTTCACTATTTTTTATTAGTTTAATCATTTCCAATCTCTCCATTTCTCACTTTTTCCCAGAAGTCTTTCCATTCTTGACTATCTATAACTTTTTGTGCTTCTTCTTCTGTTCTGAAATAATTCCCCAACTTATATCTATTTTGATCTTCTGGGAAATAGTTATCTGTAGCTTCTGCAATTTCATTATCTCCAAGTATAGTGAAATAGTTATCACTTCTTTTGCCTCTCCATCTCTTAGTTATTCCGTATTTTTTATTCACATAATCAACAAATTCTTTTATTTTATTTATTGTTTCTTTACAATAACAATAAATATCGTTATCTGATATGTAAATATCGTCATATAACCATATTATGCGTTCTTCTAAATCTGTTGGACTTTCTATAAAACTACAGTTATATTTTTCAACATCTTCTTTTAATAAACCTCCTGCAAAAAAATCGTAGTCTAATTTTTTAATTCTTACTGCTACCTTATCAAATACTTCTTGAGTTTCTATCTCTAAAACCTTTTCTTTTTCCATCTTCTCCTCCTAATCCCATTTATTAAAAAACCATTGTACAATTATAGCCCATATTATTGTAAGTCCTGTCACTACTAACGCCGCAATAGGCATTATCAATAAAAGCATTATTATTTTTTTTAATAACATCTTAGCCTCCTATTTTTCCATTTCTTATTTTACTCCAAAAATCTTTATACTCCTTAGATTCCAAAACTTTCTTAGCTTCATCAGAAAATAAAAAATAATTTCCTAAATCATATCTCTCATTATCTAAATCATTTCCATAATCCTGAGTTTTTTCAACTCTAGAATTATTGATATAAAAATATATTCCTTTAAATTTTCTCATTGGATGCCTCCTTGAAATGATAACTAAAACTAAAGCAGCAAATAATTCTTTATCATCAGCATGCACCAGCTTCCTCCAATCTTATTACACTATCATCAACTTCCCTAAGCCACATAGTCTTAAAATCTTCAAATGTATTAACTACATCGGTTATCATAGATTTTAGAACTACTCCTATCATGTTTCTTTTATGTGAATTAACAGTTCCAAACATCATTATCACTAGAAACATAGTCCTAAGAAGTTCTAAATTATCGCCAGTTTCTTTATGCTCACATTCAGCAAATACTTCATCTAAAATTTTAATAACATCTTTCTCAACGTGATAATTAATCTGACTTTTAAATCTATCTACAATCTTATCAGAAGCTTTTATAGTTCTTGTCAAAATAGATTTATAATATCTATTTAGAACCATACCCTCTTTATCCCAAAGTTCTCTATTGATTTTTAAGTACTTGTTTACAAGATAAATTAATGTAATACCCTGCATATCTCCGTCTTTGTGAGTAACTCTTATTTTTTGCATAGCTCCTCCAACAAATATCCTAGATATTCGTAAGCTTTCTTATAATCTTCTATTCCGTTTTTCTTTCTGGCTCTCATTACATATTTGAGAATATTTCCAACACAAACAGCTTCTTTTCCTTTCATATCTTTTGTAACTTCAAAAATAA